CGTAGCGCGCCGCTCCCGCTCATGTGCTCCGGCTTTCTTGGAGACTACCGGCCGCCTCCTCCGCCGGCGCCGTGGTGGCGCGTGCTCGTGTGGTTGGTCCGCGATGTCCTCGAGCGCATCCGGGGAGATATCCGTTTCCGGTGGGACCGCGCGGCGCGCAACGCGGCCGAGGAGCTCGAGAGGAGCCGAGACGATGCCAACCGGGATTGAGTGGACCGAGGAGACGTGGAATCCGGCCACCGGATGCTCGGCCGTCTCGCCAGGGTGCCGAAACTGTTACGCCGCCAGGATGGCGCGCCGGCTCGATGGCCGCGGTGTTGGCTACGATGGGACCACGCGGCCTCGAGGCTCCCGCCTCGGCGCCGCCTCGATGTGGACCGGCCGCGTCAATTGGCTCCCGGAGCGCCTCGAGGTCCCGCTCCGATGGCGCAAGCCGCGCACCGTCTTTGTGTGCTCGATGGCGGACCTATTCCATGAGGAGCTCGAGCTCGGCCGCATCGCCGCCGTCTTTGGCGTGATGGCCGCCACGCCGCGGCACACCTACCAAGTCCTCACCAAGCGCGCCTCGAGGATGGCGGACTTTTTCGGTTGGCTCGAGCTCCAATCCGAGAGGACGCGCAAGACCGTCCCGCAACTCCTCGCGGAGCATACCGCCACGGAGCTCGGCCAGATGGTGCCGATGGCCACGGAGTGGCCGCTCTCCAACGTGTGGCTTGGCGTCTCCATCGAGGACCAAAGGCGCCTCGAGGAGCGGCTCCCCTACCTCATGGATACGCCGGCGGCCGTCCGGTTTCTCTCGTGTGAGCCGCTCCTCGGTCCTCTTGATTGCCACAATGAAACCAACGCCGGAGGCGAGGACTACGATTGGCTCACCGGAGAAAACTACCAATGGCGCGATGGGAGCCCGGAGAGACTCCCGCTCCGGCCATCCCTTGATTGGATTATCGCCGGCGGGGAGAGCGGCGCCGGAGCTCGGCCGTCTCATCCGGCGTGGTTTCGCAAGCTCCGCGATGACGCCACCGAGGCCGGCGTGGCTTTCTTTTTCAAACAATGGGGAGCGTGGGCGCCAAGACGGCCGGCCATCCTCACCACCGCCATCGAGGAGCGCATCATCACGGACGCCGGTGGTGGTGATGTCTTGATGCGATGTGTTGGAAAAACCAAGGCCGGCCGCGAGCTCGACGGCCGGACGTGGGAGGAGATGCCGGCTACAATGGATGACACCGTTAACGAGGAGGAGGACAAGGATGGCAAAACGTAGACGGATGTACGGCACCGCGGAGCTTGCCGCGGAGCTCGGCGTGGACCGCTACCACGTCTCCATGTGGCTCAAGCGCGGCAACCGCAACATCCCGGAGCCGGACGCTCGGCTCTCGATGGGACCGGTGTGGATGGCGGACACCGTCCGCGGATGGCTCCGCAAGACCAAGCGCCAGCTCAAGGCCGAGGCGGCCACATGAGCGGACCCGTCAAGGCTCGAGGACCTTGTCCTCACGCCGTAGTGGAGGGGATTTGTTGGCAATGCACACCGGACGCCGAGGTCCTCCGGCAAGCCGGCGCCGCGCTCTTGCGCGGTGTGAAAATGACCGGCAAGGCCTACGAGGGCATCGGCACCGAGCTCGAGCGGATGGCGGTGGAGCTCGAGCGCCAGGAGAGCGCCGCGGCCAACTTCGAGCGCATCGAGGGCACCGCCAAGCTCACGGAGTGGCCGCCGGCCGGCACCGAGACGGAGGACCCGCTCGAGAGACCGGCCACGCTCCTCACCGCGGCGCATGAGGAGGCGATGCGCAAATGGTGGAGCTATCCATGCTCCTTTGGCTTTGAGTATCACGGCGAGATGACGGAGGAGGCGATGCGGGACATCCTCGGCATCCCCGCGTCTATGGACCTCGAGGCGCCAGGAGACCACGAGCTCGAGGACGTGGAGCTCGAGCCATGAGCGGATATGTCCGGGACTTTTTCCGCTCATTGGTCCGCAACGTGGACCCCGGAGACCCGGCGCAGCATCGCGGCTCCTTTGTGCTCGACACTCGAGGCCACGTCCACGGCGCCTCCGTCCTCGTCAACGGCCACGAGCTCAATGACGTGGTGGCGGATGTGGAAATCATCTCGAGACCGGGAGACCCCGTCCCGCTCGTCACGCTCACGGTGGTCCCGTGTGAGGGCCTCGTGGCGCAGCTCGAGCGCGCGGACATCAACGTGGACACAAGCCGCATCCGGGAGGCTCTCGATGTCCTCCACGGCCACCGGAGCGCCAAGGACATCAAGAACGCCAGGACCATCCGCGACGCGGCCGCGCTCATCGCCTATGACCGCGCCGGCCGCAAGGAGGATATGGAGCTCGTGGCCAAGCTCAAGCGCATCGCCGCCGCGCTCACGCGGCCATGATGGAGCTCCCGGAGTGGTCACCGGAGATGAGCGACGGATGCACCGCCGCGCCGGATGCCGGACCGTGGGGAGACCATCGCCGGTGTTGTGTGGAGCATGACCGGCGCTACTACTACGGCGGCACCAAGGCGGACCGGCGCGAGGCGGATGTGGCGATGCGCTCGTGTATGGTCTCGCGCGGGATGCCGGCGCCGTTTGCGTGGCTATATTTCGGCGCGGTGAGAGTCTTTGGTCACCCGGCCGGCCACCGTCCCGGCGTCTCCTGGGCATTTGGCGGAGGCCGTTTCTGCTACTCGAGGAGCTCGAGCCGATGAGTGGATGGGATGTCCTCGCCGGCATCATCAACATCGCCGGCATCCTCGGCGTGGTGCTCGGCATCGTGCTCGGCATCGTGGCCATCGTGCTCGCCACCATCCGCGAGGAGCACGTCAAGCGCCAGGAGGCCACGCGCAACCGCGTCCTCACCGCGGCGCGTGGCCGCCTCGAGGAGCTCCGCCTCGATGGGCCGGAGGCCTATGTCTCGGCCGCCGAGGCGGAGGCTTTCTACCGGGAGAGTGAGCGCCTCCGGCATGAGCTCGGCATCGCCGGCCTCCTCCCGCCGTTTGATGGGCCGCCAGCTCATCCAAATTGCCGGTGTGTCCTCGCGCCGCTCGAGGAGCTTGCGCACGCGCTCGCCGGTGGCGAGCTCGAGGTTGGCATTGATTGGGCATCCGGCAAGTCCTCCATCAACCTCGTCCCATCCCGCGCCGCCGTTGACGCGCTCCTCGAGGAGCTCGCCGCGGCCGAGCTGGCGGACCTCGAGCGCCTCTCCTCCGAGGAGTAGGCGCCACGCCGCCGGCGGCCGGCCGCGAGATGGGCACCGGCCGCCGGTGGTGGTGTATCCTCGGCGCCATGACCCCGAAACAAGCCGCCTTTGTTGGCTTCTATCTCGGACAAGCCAAAGGCAATGCCACCAAGGCCGCGCTCCTCGCCGGCTACTCCAAGAAAACGGCGCGCGTCATCGGCGGGGAAAACCTGCTAAAACCTGCTATAGCGGACGCCATCGCGGAGCGGCAAGCCAACCTCTCGGCCGAGCTCGAGCTCACCCAAGAGAACATTGCGCGCGAGCTCGCGCTCATCGGCTTTTCCAACATGCTCGATTATGTCCGCATCACCGCCGATGGTGAGCCCTACGTGGACCTCACCGAGCTCACGCGGGATCAAGCCGCCGCGCTCTCCGAGGCCACCGTGGATGATTTCGTAGACGGCCGCGGTGATGACGCGCGTGAGGTCCGCCGCGTCCGCATCAAGCTCGGGGACAAACGCCACGCGCTCATGGACCTCGCGCGGCTCCTCGGCCTCGAGGCGCCGCGACAGCTCGAGGTCACCGGCCAACACGGCGGACCCATCGAGGTCCGCGATGCCGAGACATCGCCGTTGGCCGCGCTCTCCTCCGAGCTCCTCCGCGGCATCCGCAAGGAGCTCCGCGCTCGAGCTCGATGACCAAGGCCGCCGAGGTCCTCAAGTCCGAGGTCTCCGTGGACGAGGTAGACGCCGAGCTCGCGCGCCGCGCCAAGGACGAGCTCGCGGAGTTTGTCCGTGAGGCGTGGGCCATCCTCGAGCCGGAAACCGAGCTCCGGTGGAATTGGCATCTAGACGAGCTTTGCGATGTCCTCGAGCGCGTCACCGCCGGCGAGCTCACGCGCGTGGTCATCAACGTCCCGCCGGGGACGATGAAATCTCTTTTGGTGTCCGTCTTTTGGCCGGCGTGGGAGTGGGCCTCCAATCCCGGCCTCCGGTATTTCGCCGCCAGCTATGGCGAGGAGCTCGCCGTCCGGGACAACGAGCGGCTCCGGGACCTTGTGACGAGCTCGTGGTATCAACGCCACTACAACCTCACGCTCAAGAGGAGCGCCAACCAAAAAGTCCGTTTCAACACCACCGCCGGCGGATGGCGCATCGGGACCTCCGTGGGAGGCCGCGGCACCGGCGAGCACCCGGACCGCGTCATCATTGATGACCCGCTCACCGCCGAGCAAGCGCGGAGCTCCAAGTATCGGGACCGCGCCATCCAATGGTTTAAGCGCACCATCGCAACGCGCGGCAAGGCTCGAGGCGTCCGCATCGTGCTCATCATGCAAAGGCTCCATGAGGAGGACCTCGCCGGCCATCTCTTGGAGTCCAACACCGGATGGGAGCACGTCTCCTTTCCGATGCGCTACGCCAAGAAACCAAAGCCGCCGGCGCCGCGGCCGGACCCTCGAGACCACCGCATCACGGACGGTGAGCTCCTTTGGCCGGAGCTCTTTACCGAGGAGATGGTGGCCGAGCTCGAGATTGACCTTGGACCATTCGGCACCGCGGGACAGCTCCAACAGTCCCCGGCGCCGGAGGGTGGCGGCCTCTTTCGGCGTGAGTGGTTTGGCATCATTGATGCGGCGCCGGCGGCCTCGGATAGATGCCGAGGATGGGACACCGCCGGCACGGACAACGCCGGCGACTACACCGCCGGATGTCTCATCGGCTATGACCGGAGCACCGGCCTTTTCTACATCGAGGACGTCCTCCGCGAGCAAATGGACCCTCTCTCGGTGGAGCTCGTCATCAAGCAAACGGCGGAGATGGACGGCCGAGATGTGAGCATCGTGGAGGAGCAAGAGCCGGGGAGCTCTGGCAAGGGAGTCATCGCAACGCGCACGCGCCAGCTCGCAGGCTATGATTACGCCGGCGTCCCCACATCGGGAGACAAGGTCACGCGCGCTCGAGCTTTCCGAGCTCAATGCCAAGCGCGCAACGTGCTCCTAGTGAGAGCGCCGTGGAATCGAGCATACTTGGACGAGCTCGCCGTATTTCCGGCCGGCGCGCATGATGACCAAGTTGACGCGAGCTCGGCCGCCTTCAACGAGCTCACCACCGGCGCGCGTCCGCTGGACGAGCGTGACATTGAAATGGGATAACCTCCGCGCGAGAGGACGAGGACAATGCCGGTAGAAACACCACACAAGGCCTACGTGGCCGCCTCCCATAAGTGGACCCGATGCCGGGATTGCTACGAGGGCTCCGATAGCGTCAAAGCCAAAGGTCCGGTGTACCTCCCCGCGCTCGATTCTCACGAGGTCAACCCGCGCGCCTATGAGGCCTACCTCCTCCGCGCGCTCTACTACAACGCCGTGGGCCGGACGGTGGACGGCCTCGCCGGCGGCATTTTCCAAAAGCCGATGGAGGCCGAGGTCCCGCCGAGCATCGAGCCGTTTCTCAAGGACGTCACGCTCACCAACCAATCCATCGAGATGTTTGCCTTGCAGACCATCCGCGAGGTCCTCATCACCGGACGCTATGGCATCCTGATAGACGTCTCCGGTGAGGCCGCGCCGGCCGGCAAGGACCGGCCATATTGGGCCGGCTACAAAGCCGAGGAGGTCATCTCTTGGCGGACCTCTCGCCAGGACGGAGACGAGGTCCTCACGCGCGTGGTGCTCTCCGAGGAGCTCGAGCTCCCAAAGGCCTCGGACCCGTTTGTCATCGAGTGTGAGACCATCTACCGCGTCCTCGAGCTCGGAGAGGATGGCATCTACACCCAAGCCACATGGCGCAGGGACAAGAAAACCGGCAAATATGCCGAGGCGCCGCTCCCCGGCACCGGCAACGAGGCGCAACACACGCCATCCCGCCGCGGCACGCCGCTCGATTTCATCCCGTTTATCTTTACCTCCCCGATGTCCGTGACCCCGGACGTGGAAAAGCCACCGCTCGAGGACCTCGTGGACGTCAACCTCTCGCACTATCGGAGCTCCGCGGACCTCGAGCACGGCCGCCATTGGACAGCTCTGCCAACGCCGTGGGTGGCCGGCATCAAGGCAAAGTCCGGCGCGCTCTCCATCGGCTCCGGCAAGGCGTGGGTCCTCGACAAAGACGGCAAGGCGGGGATGCTCGAGTTTACCGGCCAAGGCCTCAAGGCGCTCGAGACGGCGGACACCCAAAAGCGCGGCATGATGGCCACGTTGGGAGCTCGCCTCCTCGAGACACAACCGACCAACGCGGAGACGATGGGAGCCGTGGCGATGCGCCATAGTGGAGAGCACGCCTCTCTACGGACCATCGCCGGGACCACCGAGATAGCCTTGACGATGGCGCTACAAATCTCCGCGTGGTGGGCCGCCGGACCGGCCACCGCGACGGCCGCGGATTGGGCGGACGTGGCGGCGGCCGCCAAGCTCAATAAGGATTTCTTTGCGGTGAGGATGTCCGAGGCCGAGCTCAAGACGTGGGTGATGGCTTTGCAGGCGGACAAGGTGGCCTATCCAACTTTCTACGCCGCGCTCGAGCGCGGTGGCCTCGCGCGCGCCGGCATTGATGCCGCGGAGGAGCTCAAGGACATCGAGCGGTTTGCGGATGACACCAAGCTCGGCGCCGGCGGAGACCTCATCATCGAGGAGGACTAGCCTTTGGCCAAGGTCCCGCAAGAGCATCGAGACATCCACGCCGAGGCGGACCAACGTGAGCCGGCGATGGAGACGGCCTTTGCTCGAGGCGCTCGAGAGCTGGCGGAGGCCATTGACCTCGATGGCCTTGAGCTGGCGCTCGGGACCGGGGACGTGGCCACGGTTATGGCGATGTTTCCCAAGGAGCTCGTCAACGGGAGCCTCGAGGACCTCGCGGAGCTCATCGGGGAGGCTTGGCTCGAGGGCAATGAGATTGGCGCGGCCAACATCAATGACCTCCTCGCCGCGGAGGCGGAGGACGATGCCGGATAGCACGGTGGCCAATCTCAACGAGGAGCGCGCCTACCGCGCCAATGACTCCAAGCTATGGTCACCCAAGGACGCGCTCGAGGCCGCGCTCCGGGACATCGAGGACGGGACCATCAAACCCACGCGCATGGTTATCCATCTCCTCGAGCCGAGCGTGGACGAGCACGGAGAGCCGGAGGAGGGCTCCACGCTCCTCCACTACGTGGCCGGCGCCAGCTTTGACGAGCATGTGGCGCTCCTCGAGCTCGCCAAACACATCACTATCAAACGGTGGCTCCGATGAGATGCGATGTGTGCCGCGGCGCGTGTTGCGAGGAGGTCATCCTCCCGCGCGTGATGTTCCTAGCTCCCACCGAGGACATCCGCCGGTGGTGGGAGTACCGTGGCGAGCTCGTGAGCCATGAGCTCATCGAGGGCATCGAGCTCCCGGAGGCCGGCATCCGCCTCGAGCTCCCATGCACCAAGCTCGAGGACGGCGGCCGTTGCAGCATCTACGAGGACCGGCCGGACGTGTGCCGAGACTATGCGCCAGGTGGCCGGCATTGCCTCGAGACCGTGGCGCGCCGGCGCTCGATGACGGAGTACCAACTCATCCGCGATGACGAGGACCCGGAGGAGCTCGATGCCGGATGATTTCGAGCCAACCGTCTTTTATGGCTTCAACGCCAAGAGTCCGTCCGCCGTCCGGCAAGCTCAACGCTACGCCGCGAGCCGTGTGACGGAGGTTGGCCAAGAGACCATTGACGCGCTCCGCGCTATGGTCCTCCGAGGTTTCAAGGACAACATCCCGCCGCGCGAGCTGGCGCGCATCATCGCCGGCCGCGCCAAAGGGACCACGCCGATGATTGGCCTACACTCTCGGCAAGCCGCCGCGGCTTTCAACTATCGGGAGAGCCTCAAGGCCGCCGGCCTCGCGCCGTCATCCATCACGCGCATGATGTCCACCTACGTCCGCCGCAAGAGGTATGAGCGCGCGCTCAACATCGCGCGGACGGAGACGATGACCTCTCTTAACATGGGCCGCAATGCCCAATTCAACACCGCGCGCCGCAAGGGCCTCATCCGCAAGGACGCCGGCAAGGAGTGGATTATCACGCCGGACGAGCGCCTTTGTCAGCTATGCGCACCGATGGCCGGCGTGGTGGTCCGCGTGGACCAAGAATTTCAGACGGCGCGCGGCTCCGTCAAGGCG